CGACCAGGTCCGCCTTCTTGCCCTCGGTGGGCAGCTGGTCCGCCTCGTCGCGGCCATTGTTGCGCCGCACGATCTCGGCCCGCAGCTGCTCCACCGTCAGCCGCGCATCCCCGCTCGTCGCCGGCCTGTCGGCTGGCTCGTAGCCGGACAGTCGCGTCGCGGTCGCGTCGCTGACACGCACCACGACGCCTGTCGCCTTGTTACGTAGCCGCAGCATCAGGCCTCCGCATCTACGATCGCGGCAAAGGCGGTCAGGTCCGCGATACCCCAGCCGTAGACGACCTCGGCACGGAACGCGATCTGGTTGTTGCGCTTCAGGTCACCCCGGCCGTCCGGGTCGCCGTACTCGATCACCTCGAGTCCGATCCGGCGCTGCACACCCCACCGGATGGCGGAGAAATCCCCGACAAACGCCAGCACGTTGGTCGGCGTGGCGGCCACGCCGACAGCGCCGACGGTGTTCGATACCGACGCCCGGTGTCCGTCCAGCTCGGATACGTCGGTCGACAGCCGGAAGTTCGGGTAGAGCTTCTGCTCGGAGTTGGTCCCGCGCAGCGTCGAGAACTGGGCGGCGAACGCCGGGTCCAGGGCGATGTCGCGGGGGATCGCCGAGCTGGCGAGCACCAGCTGGTCCGCCGCGTCGAGGTTGGCGTACGGCTTGTCCGACGCAGCTACCTCCACTTGATTCGTGGTCTGCGCCAGGTATTCGGTCATCGCTGGCACGATCGCGCCGCTGCTCGGGTTGATGGCGTGGAATACGCCGAAGTCCAGGGCGCGCGACAGGGACGGCTGGATCAGGTCGAGAATCTGCGCCACCACCCCGAGCTGGTGGTCTTCATCGGCCCACATCACCTCGTCCGTCCACCGGATGGTTTTGTGAAATTTGAACGGCTTGACCGTCTTGACGGTCGGGGTCGCATCGGACGATCCCTTGTTGGCGCCCTCACCGACGTACTCGGCCTCGCCGATGTCGAAGGTCATCGTCTCGCCAGGCCCGAATTTCTGCGGGATCGCGCCGCTGAGGGCGGCAACCGCCGACCCGTACTTCACCTTGCCCAGCCACGGGTCAAGGATCTGCGTGGGGATCGACAGCGATCCGGTGGTCAGTAGTGCCATGTCGTGTTACTCCTTGGGCGGTCAGTTGCCGCGCCGGAACAGCGAGCGCGCGAACTCGCGCATCTCGTCGCCGCCACCGCCGGGCGTGGTGGTGCCCTCGCGGGACACATAGTTACTTCGCTTCTTGCGGTCCTCGGTGCGCTGTGCGAGCCTCTCGGCCTGCTTGGTCAGCGTCGCCTCGTCCGTGCCGGTGAGGAACAGATCAGCGTCCTCGTCGGAGATGCCGTGCTTAGCCGCAATGCGTAGCCGCAACGCGGCCGCCTGCGCCTCGTCGCGCTCCCGCTCGGCGGCGGTGGCCCGGTCCAGCGCCTTCTGCAGCTCCGACTTGTTCGCCTGCTCGATCTCGTCGAGCCGCTTCGCTTTCGCTTTCAGCTCGTCGTAGTCGGCGGGCCTGGCTCGCCTCACACGCTCGCCGATGATCCGGTTGAGTTCTTCCTGCGACGTGATCGGCTTGAAGCCGTCGCCACCGCCGGGCGTGGTTTCGCTGGTGGTGTTACCGCCCTGAGTCGACGCGCCTGTCTCACCCATAGTTCCTTCTCCATGTCCGCGCGTTGACCGCCGCGCGTCGGCGTAACCCCGCCATACGGCGGGAAGTCAGTTGATGCCCAGGTCCTTGCGCATCTGGGCGAGGATCGCTTTCGGGTCGCCGCCGGCCTTTGCCCTGGCGGCGTTGTACTCCTGCAGCAGCGCGTCCACGTCGTACGGCTCCGACTGTCCGGGCCAGATCGGCGTCGGCACGCAGTCACAGCCGCCGTGGTACTCGTTCGCCGCCCCGCCGGCGGTCTCCTGCGAGTGGTAGACCGCACCCCGCGACGCCAACAATCGACAGAACGCGCACGTCGTCGCGCCGCTCGGTACCCGCGCCCACCGTGCATCGGCCGGATCCGCGTCCACGCTGTCCGCGATCGTGTCCCGGGCCGGCTGCAGCACCAGCCGCTGCACCCCGCCGGACAGGTGCTGCAGAGCCTGCTGCGGATCCGGCTGCGCCCCGAACAGCGGGACGGTCGCCCAGCGGACCACCGCCGCCGTCTGCTCGCGGGGTGCCGGGTCCGCCATCCGCGCCTGGAAACGCCCTGGCGCGCCCGCCTGCTCGCGCAGCTCGTCGTACCAGTCCGCGGCGATCAGCGCCGCCGCATCCCCGTACACGGCCACCAGGTCGCCGGTGATCGCCTCCATCTGCGCGGTCACGGCGCGGGCGTCACCCGACAGTGCCGCGATGACCTCCCGCCACCAGCGGGCCAGCTCGGCCAGAGCCAGGTCCACCACGTCGCGCTGTGCGGAGCGAACCTCCGCCACATCAGCCGGCGTCGCCACCGCCGCCGCCCTCCAGCGCCGCCACGGCCGGGGTTGCCCGGACGGCCTGCGCGGCGGCGGCAAGCAGCGCCGTGCGCTGCTGCGCCTGGGCGCGGCGGCGCTGCGCCACCGCCCGGGCGATCTGCTGCTCATCCAGGCCGAGCAGCTCCAGACCTACCTCGGTCTCGGCCAGCCACGGCACCGCCGCCAGCTGCTTCATTCCGGCGTCCGCCTGGGCGGCCCTACTCAAGTAGCGCGGGTCGCGCCACTTCGGCTGGATAGTCGCCCACGCCGGACGGGCGTCGCCGACGCCGTTGGCCATTGCCAGCGCCCGCACCACCGCGCGACGCAGATACGGCTCCCAGTCGCCGGTCGCGCCCTCCGCTTCGGCGATCAGCTCATGCTGTGATGCGTGATACGCCTCTGCGGAGGTGGGGTTGGCCATGTCGGTGATCGCCACCGCCGTGTCCGGCAACGACGTGGCCCGGGCGAACATCTTCGCGTACGCGTTCAACGCCGCCAGGTGCGGCTCCGGCGAGTTCGCCGGGAACTGCCTCACGTCCGCCCGCGGATTCACCGCATCTTCATCATCAGGCACACCCTTGATGCGCCCCATGACGACCTGCCAGACGTCCTTGGTGGTCCCGTCGGCGTTCTTGAATATGGCCTCGTCGGCACCGAACAGCCACAGATCGGGAATGGCGTAGATGTCGCTGTGTGCCTCCAGGCGGATCAGCGCCCTGGTGGCCTGGTCCTGCAGATTCATCACCTCGCGGGTGATCCGCGAGCGTCCGAACGGGCGATTAAGCTGCGGATGGTAGGGCAGCGGCTCGGCCGGCACCCCCCACGGATGCTCCTGCACGTCCACCGACCAGCCGGACTGATCCCGCTCGGCCACGATCGTGCGGCCATCCAGGTACAGCACCAGCGACGTGGGCTTACCCGCATCATCGCGTCCGGTGATCGACAGCAGGTTGTCCAGCCGCCGCGCGCGTGCATTCCACATCCCGGTCGCATCAAGCGCCGACCGGAAGTGGATCAGCGCCGGTGGCTCACCCTCACCACCGACCGTATTGACGATGAACGCGGTACCGTGAATCAGCGACGAGATAATGCCCTGCGACACCTCGGCTCGGAGGTGATTACCCTCCCACACCTCGCGCCACCCGAGGTCGTCCAGACTGCCGTCGGGCCACACGAACCCCTCCAGGCGGCAGCGACGGGCCAGGGCGTCAACGGCTTTGCTCGACCAGCCGAGCACGATGCCGAGCGACCAGTACTGCGGTGGGATCACCGACCCGACCAGGCGGGTCACACGGTGCATGTCGTAGTACGCCCTGCGCAGTTTGTTGCGTCGGGCCTTCGCGTCCAACTGCCCCAGCAGCTGGCCCAGGATGCGGTTGTCGTCGTCGTCCACACCCGGCAGGGTGATCGTGTCCGTCACAGCACCACCGCCCTCCTGCCGCTGCTGCTGCGTTCCGCGCCGCCCCGCCCGGGCCGGCGTACCCGTGTCTGCTGGGCGCCGATCAGCGCCAGAGTGGCTGACTGGATCGGCGTGATGTCCTGCTCTGCGGTCCTGCGCGACCACACCCACATGCCCGTGTCACCCAGCGGCCGCTTGCCGGCCGCCAGCGCCGCCGAGGTGAGCTGCGGCTGCCCGATGTGGTACAGCCATCCGGTCACGATCCCGTCGAGCACCCGCGCGCAGCCGGCACCCAGCTCGGCCACCCGCACCGGGGTCACCTCGATCCTGGTGCCCTTGATGCGCCACCGGCCCGGACGGTGCTGCTCCAGCAGTGCCGCGATCGGACCGGCCACATCCACCACCACGGCCCGCACCTGCGGGTTGGCCGCTACCGTCGCCTCCAGGTGTGGTACCAGCCACGCCACCCCGCGACCCCGGGTGTGCTGGTCGTCGTCCAGCTCGATGTGCCAGGTGCCGTCTGCCCGCTGGCCGGCCGGCGACAGCGACTCACGCGGCAGCTCGGGGCCGCACTCCACGCCCCGGGCGAGGGGGTCGACGGCGACCGAGGCCGCATCGGCCTGCCCCGTCCAGCTGGGAGCGGGGATCACACCGCGAGTCGCCGCACCGGCCCACGTGCCGAGCCGCTCCATCGCGAACTGGTCATCCGTCATCGCCGCCCGCTCGGCCTCAATCGCCTCCCGGGAAATGCGATACGGGTACGCCGGATTCGCCTTCGCCCACGTCTTCGGGTCGTCGAGGTTGTCACCATCGTCAGCGGACCACTCGAGGTAGGCCATCCGCGCCCCGGAGCCGGTCAACCCCTGCTCGCGGATCTGCGCAAACACCTCGCCGTCGTCCTGAGGTGTCGGTGGTGTACCGAGTAGCCACGCCTGCGGGTTCTCCCGCGCTGACATCGTCGGCAGGATAGACGACCATGCCGGCCGCCCCAGGATCTGCGCCTCGTCCAGCAGCAGGCAGTCCGCCGAGAACCCTCGAGCGCCTGAGATTGAGCGGGCCTTGATCTTGATGGTGTGGCCTGAAACGAACCGGATGTGTTCCCGGTTGATCGCCTTCATCACCGACTCGACCCGCCGGGAAATCGCCGGGTTCTCGTCAATGATGTCCAGCAGCCGCTGGAACACCTCCCGCGCCGTGTCCGTCTGATGTGCCGAGCAGATGATGGTCTGCTCGTCGAACAGCAGCACCCCGGCAAGAGCCCGCGCCACGATCAGCTGCGACTTGCCATTCTGCCGCGGCGTGGACACCCCGACGATCCGGGCCGCCCACCGGCCGTCCGACCGCTCACCCATCGCCGCCTGGAGGACCGTCTCCTGCCACTCGTCCAGCGGCACCCCAAGGCTCGCGGACAGATCCGCCACATCCTCCCAGGCGTTAGCCCGGACGCTTGGCGCGTGCCTTACCCTGGGCGGCCTGCCGGCGAGCGTTACGCCGCTGCGCAATCTCGTCAACGACGTCACCCTCCCGCTCTGAAGGCGTCAACTCGTCGATCTCAGCGAGGACGGCCCGGTACTCCCGAGACAGCGCCGCGAAATCCCGCATCGGAACGTAGCCGGCAAGCACGGCCTCGAGAGATGTGCGAAGCGCCTCCAGCCGGTCGAGCCGCGACGTTCCCTCAGGCCAAGTTGCATCCACGGTGTGCCGTCCTGAGAATCACTCGAAGAACTCGCTCAAATCCGGCAGTCCACCGCGCCGGAACGCGCGGCCGGTCACGGTGATGTACCGGCCCACGCTGTATGCCTCGACACCGTCGCGTCGACGGCCCGGCCGCTCCGGCGCGGTCCCCCACACGTGCAGCCCGTCACCCGACGGGCTGACCTCGACGTATGCGCCCGGCACGCGGGCGAGCACGTCGAGGGCCCGTTGGTCCGGCCGGCCGTCGGTCAAGCAATGGTCCAGGTCCAGGCAGGCGATCCCGCCGCCGAGCACGAATCCCAGCCCATCACCAACCGTCGACCTGGTCGCCGCGGTGTACGTGGACCAGGTTGACGGGTCCGTGCTGGATGCTGGCCGGCCGTCCACGGTGACCGGCCGCTTCCGGTCATGCCGCACCCACCGGTTGCACCGGAGCAGCTCGGCCGGAATCCGGGGGCGCGCCCGATGCGCCGCCACTCGACACCTGCCGGAGCAGTAGCGCGGGGTGCGTCCCGTCGGGGCTGCGACGAACTCCACACCGCACTGTCCACAGGTGATCCGCATACGTCCAGTGTAACGAAAATACGCTCTGACCTGCAATAACACGCCGATACTGTCAATGCGCCCCGCTGTGCGCACTCCTGACCGGCCGGGGGTACTCCAGACCACAATTTGGGCGAGACCGGCCGTCAACGCAGAACTCAGAAGTCCTGAAACCTCGGCGTGAGCGCCCTGTGTGTGCAAGCCGCCT